AAAACTTTAGGTGGTTTTATTGGTTTATTCCCAAAATTTGACTGGTTCTGCAACAATTGGACCTGAATCAGGAGTATCAAAAACGTGACCATCAGAATCACCAAAGAAGTGTGTTTCAGGTTCTACTGGATCTGAATTGACCGGCTCCTCAATATCTTCAATCTCACGAAATATCACAGGGATTGTATCTTTACGGCGAGTACGATTACATTCACCTACAATTTCGAGATTATCTTCAGTGGCTGTGCAGACACCATTGATATGAAATATACATCCCTGGCAACCTGCATGATCAACGACTTCAAGATGAACACCGGAGAGGTAGAATTTTTCTCCAATTGATCTTTCTTTCTTTTTCATATGTTATTCCCAAAAATTTTGTGTTGGTAAAATTGAATAATCTTTTGGTATATCGGTGTCAAGTGTTGCCACACCAAGAATTGGTTCAGGAATTATTGTTTGTTTTGTCGGAGTATTTTTTTGTTTTGTTGAACCCTCTTGTACCTTTGCAAATAGGATATATTGTTTATCCGCTCTACTACTTGCACCACAATAACCGGTGATCTTATTATGTTTCTTCATCTCGGCGATACCACAACCACCACAATTTTTTGAGAAGAAACAGTTACCACATCCTGATGATTCTCTTGTATGCATACGGGCAAGCACCTCAAGCTTTTGACCATCATAATCAAATTTTTCACCAAGTGGGCGTGTTGCGATTGGTTTATCATTTATATCAACGGCCAAACCATTATCCTCGTTTTTCTTAGGAGTTTTCTCTGCCTCACCAACATACTGAAAAATGATACTCGTTCCATCTGAACGTGCGTGACCACCACAACTACCAATATCTCGTGATAATGGGCAATCGTGATAGCGATAATAACATCCTGTACAACCCCTACCACGTCGTTTTGCTACGAAGATTTTACCATCATAGCTAAATACTTGACCAATTTTTTTCTCATTTGCAGCCATATTTATTATATTTTATTCCCAAAATTTGGGAGATTCCGACATATTGATTGATGACTCAGGAACTTGTGGTGTTGGTGATGCTTGTGGCGCTGGCTTATCCTCGGGTACCTCAATATAAATAAAATCACTTTCACTACAAAGTGCAAACATTCTCAATGACTCAGCATCATCACGATGAAAAAATAGACAATGATGACTCGTTGAAGCATTCATAAATGCACAATGTGTACAACCCTGAATTTCTGGTTTTACTCGGAATTTTTTACCATCAAATTCAATAACAGAATTTTCTTCCAAGCGATCAACACGCATTATATTACGTGCATCCACGAATTTATCCGGAGTATCTTCAACCTTCTTAAATATGATTGAAGTGCCATCTGATCTTTCCGATCCTGAACAAAATCCACAAATTTCACGATTTGCTTTATTGCAACCACCGGTATTATGGAGATGGCAACCCTCACAACCACCATAATGAACAACCTGCAATCGTTCACCATTAAGTTCGAATATTTCATCAAGTTTTCTTGTCTTCATATTATTCCCAAAAATGTTTATTTTGATCAATTATTGCGGAATCATCTTCCGGGTTAATGATATGTTCTCTTCGAGCACTCGAAACCATCTTAAATACGTATGGTGTGAGTCTACAAATATCACGCAATTGTAAGGCCTCAGGATATATTGGAGTACCTGCTCGATCAACCAATGAGCATCTACCAAGTGTACGAAATGTACAAAATAGACATCGTTCACCCTGAAATTGGTTTTCAGGCCGTGCAATACCTAATACGGTACCATCTGATAATTCAACCTCATCACCAGCAGTGATACAATCAATATGCCGGAAAAATTTATCTATTGATGCTTTCATCGAAAATCTTTATATAGTAATATATATAAGAGAGGGAAGAAATTTACTTCTTCCCCCAAATTACATACCAGCCATCCTCTGTCTTTTGATACATATCATTCATATCACCGGCACGCTTTCCTTCCGGATATCTACTGAATGAATATGGTTGGCTATAACTTGATCCCTCTTTCACGAACATCAACTGGATATTATTGTTCTCGATTATGAAACACTCAATCTCTGAAAGACCACTGAAATCAAAGATCTGATCCAAATGGGCACCCTTCTTGAGCTTGAGGACGAAATCGAGGAGTTTATAACGCTTATCATTATTGATGATCGCAATAGCCTTCGCAAGATCCTTCACCTTCATATCAACAACCTCCTGCTTCTTGGTGTCACGAACCTGACAAGTACCGGCCTCAAACAACTGCATAAATTCCTGTGGGAAGTTATTGAGTGTATATTGACGAATGATCGCTGCGTTTGAGGTGAGGCCACCAAAATTAATAAAACCATCCTCATTGAATGCCAGCTTACGCTCCGTACCAGCACCGAAATCGATATTTACGTTCTCAAAGTTAATTGGGCCACGCATTTGGCAGAGATGGAACGAAACAATGCTTTGAATCTTATACATCGTATTTTTGCGGATATAGATGTTGAGATTTGCGATCTTCGAAACCTGTGAGAATCTTACTCTGCTTGTGTCAATATTATGGCCCATCTCATCACCATCCATATCCATACGCTCGATTGCCATCGAAGCACCCTCATAACCATCGATGATCCCCTTGCTCACATACTCCTTAACCTCTGCAAGACCCTCAGTCTCACCACCCATCAACATCAGAGCAGAATCTGTATTGCTCGCAGCCTCCTGACAAAAGATGTGGCCATTATCGAGGAGTGATATCGCGCGGTTATGGAAGAACTTGCTGATTGCTGTTGACTTATCTCTGAGTGATGCATTGAACATAATGCGCTGATTGATCTTATCGAGGTCCGATGTGTTGTTGATTCCGAGGAGTGACATATGCTATCTCGTAGGAGGGCTTGGTTTGATCTCCTACATATATATAACAAAACCACCAAAATCTTTAGTGATCTTGGTGGTTTTATATGTCACAATATTATATACTCCAGCGGAGACCCATTAATTGGTTAAGTGCCGCAAAGGATCCGGTCGCCTTCATCAATTTACCTTTGTAGTTGAATACAATACCTTCGACTGGATTAATATTATCTCCAAGTTTTGCCAACCTATTCAATTGACGACTCAATTTTTCATTGGCCTCAACTGAACCATTTTGTTGGATGGCATTCGTCACATCATTCATATCATTCTTGAGTTGTGTAACGATCTTTGTTTCCATACCGGAGTTAATAATACCATCACAAAGTGAAATAACCGTATTACCAAAGCGAGCGAAGAATGTATCGAGTGGCTCCATCACATCTCCAACCCATTTCTTATATTCACCACTTTTATCAACAGCAGATACCTTATTTGCATCCTCAGGATATAACTCCTTGATTTTCTTGATATTTACTGATTTATCAGCATCAAACCATCTCTTAAAGAGGAGTTTAGCACCTTCATCCGACTTCAATACCCAATCAGTCCACTCACATCCCTCCTTGCAATAATCAACGAAACGATTCCATTTCCAGTCTTCGATGGTATCCATCTCCTTACATTTGGCCTCCTTGAAGATTTTGTCAATTTCCTTTATGAAGCTTACAATCATATTATTCGTCTCCTCAGTGGTCTTGATAATGAGTTGTGGAGTTATTTGAGCACCATCAATTTTTTCACAGGCGGCTTGAATCTTATCCAATCCCTGTTTTGTTGTGTCAGTCTGTTCCCATCCCTTTTCAGTTTTTGTATATACAAATAAGTTATGAAAATCGACCTGTGCACTGGCGTATAGCATAATATTTGTCTTACCAGCGATTACACATTCACAGTTAGCCGCAATCCTTGTATTCTCATCAGGATTGAAGAATTTTTGGCCAATTTGTTGGAAGACCTTTGTTATGGTTTCACCAGCAGAGGTATATGTCTTGGCAACCTCAGGACGATCAGCCCATTTCATAGCCATATCTGAAACAGTCATACCACCTTGTTCGGAGTTCAGATCTCCTTTATTACGGATAAATACTACTTCTCCTTTGGTATTCATTGTGGCCACAATATTCATACCATCAACCTTTTCCGTAACATCTTCAATTTTTCCTGAAAGAAGATTACGAATCAATCCCTTCATTTCACGCAACGTAAACTCCGTATAATCATAAGGATGAGCCATATGTCCTGCAGCACCACCCTCTAATAATATCTCATATAATGATTTCATCTTACCATACAAACCCAATTTTTCTTGGTATTCCAAAACTTTTCTGTTCTGATTACCGTAACAATATCAACATTGAGTTTATCTTTTGCTGTACCACGATGGAGTTGGCAAACGATATTGAGTGTTGTATTAGCATCACGTACAATGAAACGATCATCAATATCAATATGATCATTGATGATGTCTTCTATAATGGTTTTTGATGCCTTCTTTACTGTTTCGAGGATCTCATCATCGCTGATGAAATCTCCACCCTCACCCTCGTGACGCGATTGGCGATCTCCAGCATGGGTGGATTTGTTTATGGTAAACTCAAGTTCGAATTTCTTTTCGAATTTGGCCATCGCCTCATGTATAAAATTGGTTATAGATTTCACTGTTTAGTTATATCTTTTTATGAGCTCGTCATAGAAGGCCTTTGCTACCACATCCATATCGGGTTCCTTTTCATTTGGTGTATCCCAACCGCGATCATAGCGGCAAATAACAATACTACCTTCATTTTTGCGGCCGGCTCGTATGATCTCAAGTTTTGAGATCTTACCACCATTTATTCCGTATTCTTCACTTGGCTCATCAAAAGCCAAAACCTGAGCGATGAATGGTGATTGAACGACCTCAATCCATCCCTTTCCTATTTTGCGTGTACGTATAGCCATCGCCTCATTTATATATTCATTAATATGTTTCATATGTTACTCCCATAAGGTGAATTTCTAACGAATTTGTCAAGTACTCTTGTATTTTCCTGAAGTTTTGCCAATGCCTTATCAAACCCAGTTTCGATATCATTTGTCTTTGTTACAGATGAGAGGTAAGCGACACGGATATGATCCATAAAGGTGCTATCCTTTTGATACATAATTTCCGTTAGCATCCTTTCCTCAAGATCATTGAGGGCTTGTAGATCGTGAGTATAACTCTTATCGGTTACACGTTCCTCAGGATTAATGAGGATCTTCATATAACCGGTCATATTCAGAACCGGGATTGCCAATGTTCCAACACCAATAATAAGCTCAGTATCTACCTCTTCGAACATCTTGCGGAACTTATCATCAGATGGAGCATCTAAGAAAATTGCTGGGTTAACTGTGTGCCCCATTTTGACCAAGCGATCAACAAATTGGGCATCGTAGGTTCTTTCGTCTGCAACGTAAGTGATATTCATAACTTAACAAAATTTGATACACTTATATATAACAAAGCTGTAACAAAGATTTAGCAAAAAAGATTACAAAAGTTCGTCCTCTTGATCGTATTTTTTCGCTAATTGCTTGAACTCCTTCATCCTCTCATCAGTCATTGGTTCTGCACCAGTATGATCATAGAACAGGTGGTTACCCATCAAAATCTTTGTATGCTTCTTGCCATTGATTATTCTTGTATAGAAGTAACCATCCTCTTTCTTGACATCGAAATGTTTCTTGAACATAATTTGTTCCGCAACATCAACCGGTATTGGTAAAGCACCACAACCAAGTGCAGCGACAGCAGCCTTACCTGAGAACTCACCCCAAGCATTACGTTCACTTCTTGCAAAATCCTCTCGAAGAATAGCCTTGAACTCGTGCGCATAACCTTCACGTGCTCCACCAGCAATTGCCTTACGACCAGGGTTCATCTTACGATTATCCACGTATGGCATTTCTGAATTTGGATGGTATTTTTCTGCATAGCAACAAAGCGCTACTATCTTACCATCACGGCGAACCATTTTGATTAGGTCACATTCTTTGATGAGATCTTCTTTTGTTTGCATACCAAGACAGCCACCTATATCGCGGTAACTATATTCAAGTATTTCGAGGATTTCATCACCATATTGGTCAACGATTTGCTGAATATCTTGTTTTGCAGCTGTTATAAAACGCTCAAATAAAAATGTGGATAAACTTTTCATTTCTTCCATTTGAGACTAATGGATATACCATTAGCACTTTTATTTCTTTGTTTTGCACATGTTGGAGTTATAAGGCTCCAAGTATATGCATAATCATCATAAAATATTGTTCCCTTTTTACCAGCGATTGTTGTATTATCAATGGTATAATCCATATACCAATCTTTCATTGCACGCATATCGCGTTTCTCGTATTGTGCTTCGTGGCAATTCGCAATATCGAAAGTAATATCAAGACCATACATTGCACACATTATACCTTCCCACTCATCATAATCATTATTGAATTTCTTATCAATACGTATACCAATTGCTCTGAGTTCTGCCTTTGTGAGGCCTTTTGTTGATATTATTTCAGATTTCGCCTCATTAATTGATTGAATTAAACTCTTCATACATATATAATATCAAAAAACACCCACAAACTTAATTTATGAAATAAATCAGAGGTCTGTGGGGATAGATTGATTTTATTTTGAAACTTGGAAACAAAATTATGGTTTTTCCACGATTTTATTTTTAGTTTCCTGAATTAACTCCTCAGATTCGTCATCATCAGGAATGTAATTATCATATAAGAATGACCGTGAAGCAGCACGGCTAAATGCATAAAGCACTGCATGAATCTTAAGATCCTCATAAGTTTCTAATTCAGGATGCTCTGCTTTGGCATGTGCAAGATTAATAGCATATTGGAATATTGAGTAGTCCACGGTATCAGGTCGAACAGTCTTAAACGTCTCAACATTTTGGCAACCAAGTAAATGAACCTTCTTACCACAAGTACGGGCATAGTTCATCATCTTGCGTAGTTCGTCTCGATGTGTATTCCATTCTCTTGTTTGTGCCAAACCACCGATCGCAAGTTTCGGATATAACTCACACTCACATAACCTTTTCCAATACTCAAATCCCTGATGCATCTTAAATACTGGAGTTGGATAGAATCCTGTTATCTCCTTAACAATATCACGACAATAGTTCTTTGGTGAGAGCATATCTTCCTCAATGTGGAAGTACTCGTTATCAAGCTCGAATATCTCACAATATTTGGCAATCTTGAGCATCCCCATAAATTTCTTTTTCATCCTCTCACATTCTTTATGGAACTCAGGATTATCGGGGCCAAGCTTAACCTGACTTTTATATAGCGTAAAACCACCGGAGTCAAGATATAGTCTGTCTTGCCCAACAGTATTATATATTACTTCTGTGGCGACATGCGACATATCAACGGTGGATATTAGATATGCATTATTGTACTTATTGAGGAGTTTGGGGAGGATTGTTTTCCATCGACCTTTTGATCCACAGGAATATACCAATCCACCACCAAGACCAAAAACAAGTTTATGATTATTTGTGTTAGTTTCCATTAATTAGATCCTCCAACTCTTTTTTGGTATCCTTGAACGACACCATACCCATTTTCTTGAGGGCCTCAGAATCAGCATTCTCACCTGACATAAGTCTATCAAGAGATGAGTAGTTCCATAATGAGAACTCACCAGCACGATTATCGGCTATTACAAAACCGTGTATTTGTGTCAGATTCAATCCAGTTACGACCATAACCTGAATTTTATCCCCATCAGTAAGACCAAGCAATCGAAGTGCTTTGAGGCGTGTGTGGCCAGCAAGGATCATATAATAATTTGGATCTTCAGGATATGGGCATACAACGATTGGATTAATATACCCATAAGCCTTGATTGATTCCGCAACAATCTTTGCCGACTTATTGTTATGGCGGGGATTCTCACCATACGGTTTGAGATCCCCTACCTTAACGACTTTTAGTTCTCTATGTATTTTTGGTAATTCTATCATAGTATAATATATTATTACTCAAGCTTATCTTTATCTTTTCTACCAATTTTCCATCCATCATCAAGATATTGTTGAATGGTATTTTTGTCAACTCCCTTAATAATTGCTCCCTTATGTATATATATTCTTCCCTTATTACGACTTGTACCACATCTTATCCAACCATCATCAAGATATTGTTGAAGTTCATCTGATGATATATATATGTTATGATTATTTTTTGATATACAAATTAATCCAACCAATGGCCTAATATTTCGTTTATTTTCCCAACCATCATCGAGATATTGTTGAAGATCTTTTCTATTAACCATTATGGATTCTTCCCCTTTCATTAAATGAACTAATCCTTTGGTTGGACTCACTCTTCCACGACATTTTGATCGTACTTCCCAACCATCATCGAGATATTGTTGAAGATCATTTTTATCTATTATCTTATATTCATCATCTTTATATATGATGGTCTTTCCACGAATACTTTTATTACCTTTTGATATTATTTCATATTCACCATTAATATATCTTGAATCATTTACTGATATTCTTAAACATTTACCATCCTTTCCACGAACTGTAACCATTCCTTTATTAATTTGCGTTAATTCACCTGAAATATACCGTGGATCATCGATTTGGACATTAAAACAATTTCCCTCAATATCTCGAACGGTCACCTGTCCTTTTGTTATTCCATATTCATCTTCAATATCACCACCCAGAGCGATATTTAAGCATAATGGATCATTCAATAATTCCTCATTAACAATTTTATGTTCAAAAATTGACGCATCATCACGATTATCAAAAAATCTTATATATTCTTTCGTAAAATTTTGTTTACCATATTTTTTATAGTAATTCCTGATCTTTGAACCCGACCCCATATAACCATCATTCAAATTATCAGTGCTATGGATTCCTATATAAAATTCTCCAGTTTTTTGATAAGTAATTTTATACAAATAATGATATTTTCTATTGATCATTTTAGACATGATTATGAAGAGATTCTTTTATATAAAAAATAATGAGAGGTGTTCAAAAAATTAAACAATCCTCTCATTATTTTATAAATCTTTCATTATCAAATGATTAAACTCCGGCATTTATTGAAGCAATATCATTCAATTCACCAAAAGTTATATGATGATTGAAGATTGAGTTCTTAATACCCTTCGTTGTGACAGCCAGAGCATCGTGGCTATGAAGACTCTCGGCGTGGAGACAGATAATCTTATAATCCACAATATCCTTATGACCATCGAACGAATGTTTGAGATAACGGATGGCATCCTCAACAAACTTGGTTTGAGCTCCATTCTTCTCAGCGAAGGCCTGCTCATCAGGTCTCTTGCAGAATACCAATGTCTCAGTTGTGAGGCTTTCACGGCACATATTGATCACATCCTCAATCCATATATTGTCAATTGATTCAAGACCGATACGCGCAATACTTCTTTGGCTATGTGGGATACCATATATACCACGCTCATATGCTGCATGCTCTGAAAGCATTGCTGAACAAGGGCAAGCACTTGAATAGATGAAATCAATCCACATCACTTTCTTGAACTCACCATTATGATCGAGGTTCACGTCAAAGGTGACATTATAGTATTGCCAACCACCCTCAGGAATCTCATATGTATCATCATTGTCATATACTGTACGAGTTGAACGAAGAGCATCCTGCCAAATACGATACTGAAAATTCATAAGGATGTGAGCATCGAATGAGTCAAGATCCTTTTTATAATCACGAAGAACCTCCTCAAGACGCTTACAGGAGAATATATCATCTTTTGATTTGTATACTGTGCGGAGGATACGGCTCATATTAATACCACGCTTCTCTGCCTCCAATGAAACCTGACCAACAATTGAAGCCTTAACTTCCTGAACTCCACCATCCTTTTGCATAACCTTCAATGGTAGGTGAAAACCACGAATACCAACAAAATCTATTGGTGTATCATTGAACTCACCATTCTGTAAGTCTGGCATTGAATCAATATATTCCTGAGATGGGTGAAAACTGGCATCATAACGATGCTCAAGATCTTTTACTTTTACTTCTGCGTTCATATGTTTGTTTATTAATATAAGTAATATATAAGATTATGATGATTATTTTAGGCTATTGGTAATGAATGGTAAAAAGAGAGGGGTCCTATAGAACCCCTCAATAATATAGTATATGTATTTGGTCTTAGTTGTTAAGATCGTCCATCTCCTTCATAAATTCATCCATTGAATCGAAAACGGATACACTCATACCACCACAAACAACTTCTCCCTTATCCATATCAACCAATGCATATGCGGTTGAACTATCTCCATCGATGTAGGTATTCTCAAACCAATCTGTAATCATCTCCCAAACATCGTTGGCATTCTTGATCTTACTACATTCATCATAACTGAAACCAATACCCAACTCATCGAAATCGATTTCGTCAATATAATCATCTTCAATATATGATTCATTCTTCTGCCACTCATCCCAGCAATATTTTTTGATTGCATCAATGCTGGTGAATTTTGGAGCATAGATTCTTGGATACTCGTCTGAATGTGCAACAACGATGTATTTCTTCGCTGATTTGCATTCGCAATAACTTATATCGAATTGATCCAATTTCTTAACATCCTTAATGGTGCAATTCTTGATTACAAAGGTAAGTGTTGGATCCCAATTATGAAACCCCATAACCGTCAATGCACCGCCCTCATTTATGAGAGATTCATTCAATTTTTCAGATAATGATTTCATATTAATTACTTTGTCTATTGATAAATTCAGCAATACTTATATCTGAATTTTCATGTATATATTTTAGATAATCTGTGGTGATTTTCTCCTTCATTGATACACGTGGTGCACCAAATATCTTGAAGAATGACTTCTTCATCTCAATATTTGTAATATTATCAGGTTTTTCGAAATCATCATCATCCAAACGTTGTGGTGTAAGGAATGTGATAAACTCGCAACCTGAGCCAGCTGCCTCCGCAAGTTCTTTGAGATTTAGGGTATACATCCAACGATCACTGATAGTGAAGATTACTTTTTTATAGTTACCCTTTTCGAGTATCTTTTTGAGATCACGTTGGTAACGAAGATAGTCCATCATATCGTGGAGTTTCTCCTTTGTAAGTTCCATCACAACATCGGTATAATAGTTGATCTTTGCGTGCTGCGACATCAAACCATATCCTCCTGAAAGAATAACCCAATCAACTGGAAGATTTGGGAGGTTATCATTTAGTATTTGGTTTGCCGGACCAATATACATTTCACGCGCCTCAACCTTATCTTTTCGTGAATCGGGATTTTTCTTACCACCACACATTGATACTACGAGTATACTATGTTCAGGTGTAATGGTATGATTGATACGCTTATACAAATCATCATATTTTTGTTTGAAGCGATATTTGAGATGTGCCTGATCTTCATCACCTTCAAAAAGTATGGAATATAAGCTTTTCATAGAATTTTTTGATATATTCTATAATAATGCTATCCCCGGTACGACTTAAATATGTTGATGTTGCGGACGATTTGATCAGTTGTTACAGGATCGATATGTTTCTCAAAGAAATCATCAATAATGGTATTTGGCTTCTCCTCTTCGGTGCCAAGTAATTTACCAGCCAAAGCTAACTTAACTGGATAACCTGTATCCATTGAATTGAAGTCCTTATAAAAATTGATCTCAAATGGACAATGAGACCCAAGAATATGGACATAATCAAAATCCTCCAACTTCTTACGAATATCATTGATAAAATGTACGCGGCCTACTGCATATTGAATATCTTTTGGAATCAATTCACCCATTTCTAATGAAGGTATTGTGTCATATACTTTGCAGAACTCCTTGAATACATTAAGAAATGGATATTTCTCAAATAAAGCCTTTGGATTCCACATTCTAAACATTGATGGCCAATCAATCCCAGCCCATTTGCAATAGAATGAATTGTGGAATGGTATACCAATATTTGAGATACCAAACGTCTTATACATCTCAAGACAATCAATCATCTCCCGTTTGGTATTACCTTGAATAATGGCCAATGGCTCTGAGTCTACCTCAGGAAGACCTTCATTAATAAAATTATTAACACCATCCAATGTTTTGGCTTTATCCATCAATACATCAGGTAGTATATAGAATGTTGGATTGAGTTCTTCAATTGCCCTACGGAATGCAACCACATCAAGTTTCTCACCCTTGATAAAATATTCATATGCGGAGTTATCAAAGATCATTACACGTTCAGGATGTTCCTTACGTAATGTTCGGTAATATTCGCGATATGCTGGATGAGATTGATAAAGATGGAACAATACGAAATCATATTCGTTGAGCTTCATATTTTGCTCCAATAATGTTTGCAATGGGAGTTCACAATTTATCTTAATCATAAATAATGATGTTTTGATTAATATAAAAAAACCTCCCAAAACATTTAGTTCTGAGAGGTTTTATGATGAAATTAGATAAGTGTTATCATCTTTGCTGAAGTTGTGGTTTTTAGACTTGCGGAATTACCTTTTGCTGCACCGACCCAATCTGATTGCAGGAGATAAACCATTTGCAAAGCCTTAATACTTACATTTGTCAAATTACCTTCAGCATCCTTCACTGGTCTATAACCAATCAACATATAGAATGAACTCTTACTACCTTTGAGACCATCATCTGCATCATTCGCATATGATTTATTACCAACTGGTCTACTACCCTGGAAGCATTTAAGCTCTATACCAAGTGAATGAGCATTTGGAGCAAATTGTGACCATTTTTCATTGAACTCATCGGTGAATTGGTTCTTTGGAGCCATATCACATTCGAAATCCTTTTCAGCACTATTCTCAATACCTTGATGAAAATTGAATCCATTAATATTGAGAAAGTGATTACCTTGCTTTTTATTGCCACCAAAACATGTCTCAAATACACGGCCAACAAATTGACCACGTGTTACGAAAAGAATATTATTCTGTGCAAGAATATTAATAACCTTATTTACTTCAGCACATGCAGCATTTGCTGCTGCAACAATGGCTGCCTTTCCAGCCTCAAAATCACCATTACCAAATAATCTGATATAATCGGTAATTAATTCTTTATATACCTCAGGAGTTTCTGTACTTTCATCCAACATATTATCATTGGAGATATAATCGATCAACTGTTTCATTAATCATTCATATTTTTCTATATAATAAGAAAAAAGAGGAATCTTATTCAGATCCCTCTAACATTGTTGTTATTTTGTTGAGTGGATACCATTTTTCGATATCCTCCTTATCACAAAAGTAATCATCACCATCCTCATCATCCCAAGCCTCAAAATTGGCATTCCAAACCAAAATGGTTGGAGTGCTATGGAATATTACGAGGCACGGTGTATCTACCTTTGGATACTCATCATCTTGTGTTTGCCATCTCATATTATATTATTTTCTTTCAAAATCTTTAGAATCTCCTGTAAATTAATAGAAAAAGTTTCAACCCAATTTAGATTATTATCTTTAGCCGTTTGACGTTTGATTGGATCTGTTATAGTCCATACTTGTAGTGCAGTATTATAATATTTGGTACTCTTATTTTTCCACAATTCTACTCGTTTAATATCATCTTTATTAGTTTCATCATATGGGTGAAATCCGTGAGTCCAATTACCTTGTATTTCGAGGTATAAATCTGACTTTGGAAAATAAAAGTCACAATAAAATGGGTATTTGTCTGATTTATATTGATATTCGAACTCAATATTGTGATCAACCAACCATTTTTGTAGATTTTTTTCTATTGAGGAGGAATTATATGATTTATTTAATTTTCGTGTATTATAACCTTTCGTAGGATTTGTAAATGTTGGATTACCATATCGTTGTAATTTTGTAATTTTCATTTTATCTGTGTTTGTAAATGTGGGGTCACCATATCTTTCCATCTTTTTTTTTCGAACTTTATTTGATATCTCATCATTATGAAGTGAACAACTACACCCATACCGTTTGAGGTTGGTCAACTTCATTTTTTCTTTTGGTCCATTAGCTTGTGAGTTGAACTTGCACCCATATCTCTTCAAATTTGTTTGAATGAGTTTTTGTTTGGTGTATTCAGAATTGCGTGAACATTTATAACTACAAAATTTATGATATCCCTTTATAAAACTATTAAATTTAACTCTATTTCCACATTCGCACAATGGGTATGATGAAATATCATTATAATACCAATACATCTTTTCAACAAATTTTATATCTATGGGGTAGTTCAAATTAAGATATTCGTAAAACTCAGGATATAATTTCTTGATATTGTGTAGGTTTGTTAGTACGAATATTTTCTCACAAACTTCATTATAAGGTGGAATTTTGAAAGTTTTCTCCATACTATATAATAAAAAATATGGGGTGATAGTTCAAACTTCACCCCATATTATATAAAGATCAAATTTTCATTATTTTCCGCGGAGGTCACCCCAAATTATGATATGTTCGCGATCAGTCATCTGCCAACCTCTCGCAACACATATATCAGCAATCTCTTGACGGTGTTTTGCCAGCTGTTCATTTGTTATACCCTCAGGCATCAACATTGTATGCTTATTTGGATGGCGGAGAAGATAGGAACCACGTTCAATGAGATCACGATTCTCAATGAGTTCACCCATTTTGGTATAGATTTCGTCAATCTCCTTCAAACATTCGGGCCCACTATATACAAACTTGAATTGATAATCATTTGAGTAAGAAACGATATCAACCAAATTCTTGATATTGATACGCAAACCATTATGCTTATCAATCATATCCTGAGTAACCTTTTGCCCACCATACTCACCAGGATTAGATGCGACCGAAGTGCTGAGTTTTGGACTTACACTATAGAGATCGACACGGGTACCATATGAAAGTGGATTCAATATTGGTAAAGTACCATTGGTCTCAATGGTTGTTATGAATGATTTGCCCGCTTGTATTGCGCTCAGGAACATATCCAACTCATTACGATAAAGTAATGGTTCACCACCGGTTATAACAATATGGTTTACTTTTGGATATTTCTTACACTGCTCTTTGAATGCTGCGATAAGTGCAGGTATATCCTTGAACAATGATTTTTCGGGAGTGAATGAGCTATAAGGTGTATCACAAACGGAACCCTTAAATATACAACGGAGGTTACAGCCACTTACTCGAATGAAGTGGCTTGGAACTCCCGTATATTTACCTTCACCCTGGATGCTCGTAAATATTTCTACTACTGGTAACATATTAGAGATGAATTTGTTGATCAATTATTGGGTTAGTGATTTTCTCACCGCGGTCAAGACAAGCTGTGAGCTCTTCGGACCAATCTCTACGAACACCATCGGAGAATATGATATCTGACCAAAGCATATCACCAAGCAGGTTATCAACATCTGCCTGATCTGCCTGAGCCCAACCTGTTGCAGTTTCGTGATAACGAACTCCGACACATTTGACATTTCTTTCACCATTATTGAACTCGGTATGATCAATAATATAATTGACACCGGCCATAATGAATGTTGCCAACATCTCTGCTGATGGATTAAATGGCATCTCAATATAGCGGTCACATTTATCATTGATAAATGCCCTGAACTCACGTGCTTCACCTTTGCAAAGCAAATAGCAATGATCCATTGAATCAATGAATTGTTTGATCGATCCCTTCATAAGGCCGAAATCCATCACCATCTGTGCATTGTCCAGTACACGGCTCTCGAAAAATACTTCAATCTTTGCACTGTGTCCGTGAATTGAATGTGAACAACGTTCCGAAGTACAATTTCGTACGATGTGTGCACTCTCCGCGGTAAACTCTTTACGTATAATCATAATCTTACTTATTTTGTTACATATTAATATATACTACTTGTCAGGATTCTTTAGAATCTAATTCACGAACATACTCAACAAACTCTTTTCTGACTCGAATATTGTGATCTCAATTTGTTTTCTTTCCATATTATTACAATGTTATTTTGTTCATTTTTGCAATTACATCCAACCTCTCGAGTGCCTTTTTGTATGTGAATTTCACCAATACAAGATAATCAGCTTCTTCAGCAGTATCCACTGGACTTTCCAGTGCCTCGTTAACCATATTCAACCTACGATTAATGTACTGGCGTGCAGTTTCCTGAGCAGCAGCTTTCGTAAGTCTTGAACATTCATTGTCAATAATGAGACCATCTATGTTAAATCTTTCAAAAGGATGATTTTTCAGATACTCTATATGATGGCTTGCGTGAGCCCTGTGGAATTTTTGAACTGTTTCGTACTTACAAAACAATCTTATCCACGGTTTTTCGATGTCGTGCAATAGGTATTTTGGTTTCCATATTCGAAGATTGAGGGCCGTCAGCTGAAATGCACACCAATGAGCGAACCAATATGGGAATGTAGATCTTTCTTCTTTCGTAAACATTACTTAAAGAACTTTTTGATTTTCTGAATAAATGTTAACTTTGGATTAATGATTTCATCGTGGACCTTGAGAATACGCTCGCGGTGGCCACTCAACCAACTATTTGAGCCATCCCAATTACGAACTTTCTCAACCGGTATCCAACCAACATGCGCTGTCTCACCTGGTTCATTATGGTCGCGAGTAGTTTGTGGTAGATGATGGAGATCACCCAAGAATATATAATATGAGAACACTACGTGCTGCAGGTTACCCTTTGGAGTATCACAGATATGGAATAGG